TTATTCTAAATCATCTATGACATTCAAAATTTCCTGACGTTCACTAGGGAAAAGATGACCATAAACACGCTCCACCATTTCTTTACTGTGTCCAAGTCTTTCTGCAATTGTTAGACTCTTTACCCCACTATTTATCAAAATGCTAACGTGGCTGTGCCTAAATTCATGAAGTGTAATCCGATTAAGTGGTCTGTCGCTATGTAGTTCATTATATAACGATATATATGAATCTTTTAGGCGTGTAAAATACTGTTGGTAAATCACATCATAAATTCCGAAGATAAAGCAGTCGTCATTAAAACCGTCAATATTTTTATCTCTGGCGTATTTTTCCTTTAATCCCTTAATTAATATCTTGTTTAATAAAACGTGCCTGTGCTTGCCGTTTTTTGTATCTTCTGATAATAAATGATTCTTTTCATCCCAGTTGTCATGTACATAAATATCTCTATTGATCCAGTTTATATCGCTCCATTTTCTTGTCTGCACTTCTCCTATTCGCATTCCAGTATGATAAAGCATATCAAAAAATAATCTGTCATCAGGGTCATTAATAACTGTTTTAAATGCTTTATACTCTTCATAGGTCCAGTATCTTATTTTACTACTGTTCTTTTTGTTTTCATGACGAACAAATTCAACATAATCAAACGGATTTTTATCAATTATCATTCTGCGTACTGCATGATTTAATAATCGGTTCAGCATTGATTGAATTATTTTAGTGTAGCTGTTTGAATAATTTTTCTTTAATAACTCATTTTGAAAATCTTCAATGACTGGTATATTTATTTTTTGAACTACCATTTCACCAAAGTAAGGCATTAACTGTTTATTTATAAGATATTTAAAATCTTTAAGTGATCTTGCTTTTACCCGAGTTGATTTATAAGTGATAAAATCATTTATGAGTTGTTTAAAAGTTATCTGCTGTTTTATTATTTTATCAGATATTCGATAAGCAGCTTCATAGTCTAAAGCCAATTCTCTAGTTTTAAATCCTCTTTTTTTATGCTTATGATGTTGTCCTAATGAATCAGTATAATTTATAGAAACATACCATGTATTTCTTTCTTTGTCTTTGTAAACCGGCATTGTAAAAAACTCCCTTCATATGTTATAATGGGAGCATAATAAAAAGTGTTAACCGACCAAGTTAATTTTTTATTATGCTCGAATGATATTACCAGTATCATTCATTAGACCACTGTTACCAGCAGTGGTCTTTTTATTATTTTTTTATTAACAAATGGAGCTTTATAGAATAATTATAAGAACTTTTATAACATTCTTTAGATTTATCTAATTTTTTAATGTATTCTCCTCCACTGATTTTTAAATTTATATTATATATTCTTTTTTCATCAAGCCATTTCCTAAATTTATGAGCTTTTTCACTTGGTATATATCCAATTTGTGTATTATCAACTATTATTTTAACAGCGTTTTTATCGTGTTCATTTTTATCATCTTTTTCAAATCTTACATTTTTTGGATAATATACATTATATTTCCATACAGTTGAGATGTTTTTTGGAAATTTTTCTAATATAAATTCATTGTTTATGGGCATTGATTTTGAAATAACCTTTTCTAATTGTGGTTGAAAATATGATGTACTATAAATTTCTTCTATTTTTGTAAATGTTAGTTCGTCTTTAGTTGGTTCTCTCAATGCTTCTTTAATAAAATTCATTATACCCATTCATATCACCGCCTTTAAATAATATCACCTTAAAATTATAATTTTCCTATAACTTTTCCAATACAGTCTATACGCATTGATTCGTTAAACTGAATCGGTGCGTATTTTTTATTATGAGATATCAAACATTCGTTACCAAGCTCTTTTATATATGCCTCACCATTAACCATAAATGCCCCAATTTCACCGATCTTAATATCACGCTGTTTTTTTATCATTACTTTATCACCGTCACGGTAAGTCGGTTCCATTGAATCACCACTAACGCTTATAACGAAGTCTATGTCTTTAAAATCAATTGGAACTTCTATCTGTTCTGTTGGTACATCATCAAAGGCATATAAGCCAGTACCTGCGCTTAGACCGCACTGGTAAGCAGGTTTTAATACTGTCGACTCATAAATAGCCTGTGTTTCTGCGACGCATCTTGCATATTCAATATTTAAAATAGATTCAACAGCTTGAACACCATGAACATCGAGATTGCGGTATTGTTTTATTATATGTTTTTCTTTAAGTGTAGTAGAAAATTCTTCATTTAGTGATTGCATATCATCTTGATACAAATAGTTTGCATCACATTTTAATGCATCAAATAATTTAAAAAGCAACTCAACTTTTGGATAACTAACCCCGTTTTCATAGTTTGCGATTGCTGAAGGGGTAACCCCGATTAATTCAGATAGCTCATTTCGTGTCATCCCTAATTCTTCTCTTCTTTCTTTTATACGTGAATTTAAACTCATAATATAGCCTCCTATAAACACATTATATCAACGTTTCTTACAAACTCAATACAAAAATTACAAAAATCTTGTAAAAAAGTATTGTGGTTACAAGAAAAGTGTGATATATTTTATTTGTCTACAAGAAACTTGTAAAAAAGAAGGTGGTAATAATTTGAATACACAACTTGTACTTTCTAAAAATATTAGAAAATTAATCAATGAAAAAGGATTGAAACAAAAAGCAGTTGCAAACCGTTGCAAAATCAATGAAAGAAATTTTAGTAATATGTTATGTAATCGACAATTGATTAGACCAGAACATATACCAATGATTGCCTCTGCCTTAGATGTATCAATCGATGATTTATTCAAAACAGATTCAAAAGAATGAAAGGAGATTTTAAATGAATCAATTACAAATATTTAAAAATGATGAATTTGGAGAAGTGAGAAGTCTATTAATAAATAATGAACCATGTTTTGTTGGAAAAGATGTTGCTTTGATTCTAGGTTATAGCAATCCGCAAAAGGCCATCAGAGATCATATTGATGAAGATGATAAAAGGACTGAACGAATCGTTCACCCCCAAGGTGGCACACAAGATACTGTAATTATTAATGAATCAGGTTTATACAGTTTAATACTATCCAGTAAATTGCCAACTGCTAAAAAATTTAAAAGATGGGTAACAAATGAAGTTCTGCCATCTATTAGAAAATATGGTGCATATCAAGTTCCTGATGATCCAATGACTGCTCTTAAGCTGATGTTTAAAGCTACTGAGCAGACAAATGATAGAGTTGAGGTTATCGATAGTCGTGTAACTAATCTAGAAAACACAACTACCGTAGACAGTAGAAAGCAGTACACACTAAGAAAAATAGCGAGTGCAACAGCAGTTAGAGTCTTGGGAGGTAAAGACAGTCAGGCATATTTAGAGCTTCATCATAAGGTGTTCTGTCAACTTTGGCGTGATTACAAGGATTATTTCAAAATTCCAAGTTACCGCGATACCCTAAAGATAGACTTCGAAAAGGCAAAAGAATATTTAAGCGGTTGGCGTCCGGATCATAACCTAGAGATAGAAATTTCAAGCGTGAATGGGGTGAATTAGATGTCTAGAAAAGGATTTTTTGATTATGAAAATGCGGATATAAAACCAATTGAGCCAAAAGGAAATATGAATTCTAGTACATGGAACTTAGAAAAAAACAATGATAAAGCTATTAATCCGGAAAATGGGGATGCGGTGTTGATATGCAAGGGAATACAGTTGTATCCACAAAAATTAGCAAAATTAGAAAAATCAATAAATGAATTGAATAATCAAATGATTGAAGTATTGGATGAAGAAACATATAAGCAATTAAAAAAGAATTTAAAAATACTACAATCAAATTTTGAAAAATTAAATGAAAGTAGTATTCTTATGTATCTTTTTTAAAGTTTTATTTTTAAAGGATTACCTTTAGCATCTGTCAATGTTACGGGCTTTGCTCTAGTAAAGTCAATATCATTTATTACCTGGGTAAGTTTTATTTTGAAATCTTCAACTAAATTTAAATCTGACAACGAGTAGTCATAAACTGGATAAGTTGAAATATCAAAAGGTATTCTATCATTAGTTTGTTGTCTTATTAAGATAAAAGGGGAGTTATGCTTATGTTCATTCAAAGCCAACCTATATCCTAATTCTAAAAATACATTAGCATTATAGCCTGTTATATCAACAATTGCTAATTCGTCATTATACAAGTGGTTATAGATATTTTGATCTAATTTATCAGTTGAAGTTATTTCATCAGCTCGAATTAGTTTAATATCAAATTTATTTAGAACAGGTTTTATTAAATGATTTAATACTATGTCTGAGTGTTTTCGAATTTCGCTGCCTACATTGCCTATAGGTGATACAAAAAAACATGTTTTATTCATATATATTATTCACCTTGCTTTCATTTGAATTTCGACATGGCAGTGTCGATATATAAATTATAGCATTAAAAACCTTGGTCGGTTAACTAAGCATAAAACATATAGCCTGGTCGGTTATTAAATTTGTGGAAAGGAGCAGTAACAATGCGTAAAACGAAAGAGAATATAAATAATATAAGAGAAGAAATTATATTTCAGGGACATGCCAATACTCAGGAAATACAGGCATTTATCCCATGCGGATATAAAGAAGCAACAAAAATAAAGAATGAAATTATTGAAAAAATAAAAAAGAACGGCAAGACAGTGCTTGTTAGCGGGAGACGTGTATATATTAAACCGGTTCATCTTTTAGATTATATTGATATGACCGAGAAGCAGATACATGAGTACGCAAAAATGGAACGTGAAAAAGCTGCTATGTCCAGTAGCAGCTAAATAATGAAACCACAAGTATTATAAAACAATAGAGAGGGGTTGTCAAAAATGGAAAGAAAAGAAATTATTGAACGTTTAAATGAAATAAAACGCGTTGTTGATTCTAACACTTTAGAGGAGCTTATCGAAGCGTATCCGGATGCTGCGGGATTTTCTCTCTGTAAAGAATCTACATTTATTTCAATTGTAGGTATAAGCTCATTTCTTGTCAATAAGCTGATAAAGGATATTGAAAATGGAAAAGTACATTAACAGGCTTAATGCCAGAGGCTTTTATACAATCGTTTTAATTATTGTTTTGGTAGGTTTTATAGCTGCGGGAGCTTCTGGTATCATTCTCGATTTTATTGTCGGGATAATAAAAAATATATAGGTTTTTAACAGTGTTTTTAGGGTACTGTTTTTATTTGCACCACTTTTAGGAAAAAGGAGGATTTTATGGATATAAAAATAGAATTATATAATGATCACTTTGAAAATGCCAAGCGCTATCAGATACCACGAGCGCAGTTAATTATCGCTGATATTCCCTATAATATCGGGATAAATGCATACGGCTCAAGATCTGACTGGTATATCAATGGCGACAATAGAAACGGGGAAAGTGAAAAAGCCGGAAAGACGTTTTTCGATACTGATGATGATTTTAAGATATACAACTTTTTTCAGTTCTGTACCCGTCTTTTAAGAAAAGAGCCTAAAGAAAAAGGAATGGCTCCATGCATGATCATATTCTGCGCATGGCAGCAGTTAAACGAGATTAAGGATTATGCCAAGAAATTCGGATTCAACCATGCACAGCCTTTATTCTTCATTAAAAAATCATCATCGCAGGTTTTAAAAGCTAACATGCGGATATGCGGGGCTACGGAGGTTGCTCTGGTGCTGTATCGTGATAAACTCCCAAAGTTCAACAATGACGGAATGATGATTCTTGACTGGTTCGAGTGGGACAGGGGGGGAAGCTATCCAAAGATACATCCAACTCAGAAGCCTGTAAGCGTATTGAAAAGGCTTATCGAAATATATATCGATCCGGGCGATGTTGTTATTGATCCGGTAGCCGGAAGCGGAAGCACATTAAGAGCTTGCGCAGAATTAAATCGTTCATGCTATGGTTTTGAAATAAAAAAGAAGTTTTATAAGGAAGCAAAGGAAAAAATGCTTTCAAATGTAAATATGACACTGATTATCTGAAAGGAGAGCTATAGATGTTAAAAAACAATAATGAAAGAAAACAATGGATTGAAAATGAAGACAATTATGAAATCATCACTGTTTCAGAATTTGCCAGATACAGGAAGTCAAGACCGCTTGACGACGGTTCATGCATAGTTGTTTTTGAAACAAAAATGAGAGGAAATGCATGGAATCATGAGAAGAATAAAATAGTTGAAAAAATCAAGTGGAGTAAAATCGGAATGTTTATTACATATTCTTATGAAAATGAAACGCTTCTAGAACAGACCTGCATAAGTGATATTGTTTCAAGGATGGCGAAAATGAAATGATAGAAAATCTTAAGGGAGAGCTGTGGAAGCAGTACCGCGATACAGATTATTATTTTTCATCATACGGACGTGTAAAACGGATATACAGGCACAAAGAACGCCTTTTGAAGCCGTATAAAGTAATACGGCGGAAAGGTTCTGAATTATGGGTTGTAAAGGTCTACGATAAAGAAACATCGATTTCAAGAACTGTATATGAGCTTTTTATCGGTACGGTTCCCGATGGATATAACATTATCCACCGTAACAAGGTACAGAGCGACAATGCAGCAGTTAATTTAAAAGCGGTATCTAAAAAGGAACTAGGCATACTGTACGGCGGAAGAACACGTATGCAGAGACTTATATATGATATGGAAAATAAATGCTTTTATAAGGGTACCAGAGAAGCAGGAAAAGCCCTTCACATAAGCAGGCAGACAGTTTCGGACTACTGCAACGGAAAGGTCAAAAAGCCTATGTTTAAGATAAGATGGGCAAGAGATGGAGAATAGAAATGCGAGCGGTTAGATTTGGTTATGATTTGCTAAGAGTTGAAGATATAGAGCCAGCAGATAAATATGCTAAAGACATAATTGAAAATGCAGTATATATGAAAAAGTATGATACATGTACCGAATGCTTTTTTATGATTGATCTTAATGATGCCGATATAGAAAATGCACATATATACATAATTGATGATGATTATTATGAATCAATCATAACTAATTCATATGAAGAATTGATTTATTTCTATGATAAAAAACATAAAGATAAACCTCAGCAGTTAAGTTTATTTTAGAAAGGGATGATATTTATGCCAAAACCGCCGGTTAAGTATCTATTGCTAGATATTAATGATGTTACAAATGTTTGCGGTTCTGTATGGAGTGATGAGCTTAGCAGGTTGTTGAAAATAAAGCCGATCTATTTACCCGTATGGTTGTGCCACAATGGTGTTTTGGAAGGTAAATATTACGTTGTAGAAGATGTTTAAATACAACATTTACATAGAAAGTGAGGTAATTGTACTACCCTTAGTTATTTATGCAGAAACAAGGGAAACAGCTTATAAAAAGGCAGTAAAACAGTTTAGAAGGATATTTAAAAAGAAGAAAATTACAAGAGTTACTATCCACAAAGATCATTATTATTTTGGTGGATTCGAATATTAAAAAAAAAAAGGTTGAGAGAAATGAAAAGTATTAAAGAAAACAGTAAAACATTATTATTAATTGTAGGAGGGGTTATTTCGGTAATTATATGCTGCTTTATCTGGATACAGACTACAGCGAATACAGCAATAGGATATGAGGAAAAAGTATCAAAAACTTTATCAGATATAAATGTTCAAGAAAAGCGAAGAATCGATCTTGTTTATAATCTTGCTGACTGTGTCAAAAATTATGATCAGCACGAAGCTGAAACACTAAAGGAAATAGCCGAAACACGGAGCAACACTGATGAAATTGAGAATGTAAATACAATGATTAAAGCAACAGCTGAGGCATACCCGGATTTAAAAGCTGATAAAAATTATCAACAGTTTATGACCGAACTGTCAACAACAGAGAATTTAATAGCACAGCATAGAAAAAATCACAATTCATCTGTTGAGTCATATAACCGTTATGTAAAGAAATTCCCGCAAAGATTCTTTTTATCGCTAGTGGGATATGAAAAAAAAGAATTTAAATATTTAGAATACAGTGCTTCAAGTGATGCTCCGCAAGATTTATTCGGTGAATAAAATGAAATGGGACAAGAAAGCATTTTCCATTAATGGTATAGAGATAAAGGCCAGAGAATTGATTTTCTGTATCACAATACTTGCTGTAATGATTTTTGTCGGTTTGTTAATAAACGGAGCAATGGAGCAATCAAAAATAGATAAAGATGATCAGTATTTAAGTGCTTTGAAAGTAACAGATAAAGAAATGTTTGAATATGGTATCAATACCAATGTTGGGGATGCATTTGCATATTCTACATTAGAAGCTGTTGATACTGTTACATATCCGGAAATTGGTGACAAATATATGTACATCGAAAAAGTAGAACAACATTACACTATGCATACTAGAACGGTTTGTAGTGGGAGCGGCAAAAACAGAACATGTCGAACCGAAACATATTGGACGTGGGATACTGTAAGCCGTGAATCTAAACATAGTAAAAAAATTAAATTTTATGATCATATGTTTCTTTATAATAAGATAGATATGCCTGAAAGCAGGTATTTAAAGACAATTCATGAATCTGGAACAATAAGATATAAATATTATATTTTAAAGACAAAATATAAAGGTACCATTTTTACTTCATTCAAAAATAATACAATCGAAGATAATTCAAAATTTTATAAAAACAAAAAAATAAATGATGCTGTAGAAAGTTTAACCAGTGAAGACACATCATTAGTCGTATTTAGAATAATCTGGACAATTTTAACGATAGGTTCAGTGATTGGATTCATAGCAGCAGATAATAAATGGCTTGATTAAAAGGAGTAGTAAATTTAGAGGATAGAAAACCATAAAAACTATTTTTATTAAAAATTCTCTCTAATCCGTTGGTACATATGGGGTTAGAGAGAAAATATAAATGCAATATAATATATAGGTTATATTGCGCACCGATTCCATCTAAAAAAGGTGTAAAAATGCAAAAAAGCAAAGTGTTGATTGATTGAAAATTTAACAGGAGGAGCGTATGAAAAAGAAAGATTTGGAAAAAAATCTTGATCTATGGATAATCGAGCAGAAACATGATGAACTGGCAGAAAATACATTAAAATCATATAAAAATGGAATATCTAAATTCATCACTTGGCTTGAAGACAGTGGATATTGTGATGTTGATATTTCAAAAGACATTACAATCGAATATAAAAGTTATCTTCGTGATATATCCGATTCAGTCAATTCAGCAAACAGCTGGATAACAACACTTAATAAATTTTTTAAATGGCTTGATATGCCTGAACTTAAAATCAAAAAAATAAGACAGCAGGCAGCTTTTAACAATGAAGATGTATTAACAATAGAAGACTATAAAAGGCTTCTAAGAATGGCTAAAAGAATGAATATGATGCAGACATACTACATCATGCTTACTCTGGCAATGACTGGAATACGTATAGAAGAGCTTAAGTATTTTACAGTCGAAAATTTGGAGAAGTACTATATCAAGGTTTTCAATAAAGGAAAAGAAAGAGTTGTTCCGGTTCGTCAGGATCTAAGGAGAGAGTTAAAGAAATACTGCAAAGAAAATAAAATTACTACAGGATATATATTTCTTGGGAAGAAAGACGGGAAGATGCCGGCCAAAAGCACGATATGGCGAAGAATGAAAAAAATAGCAGGAATGGCTAGGGTAAAAAAAGAATATGTGCATGCACATTCCTTTAGGCATTTATTTGCACGAGTGTTTCTAAATCAAAACAGTGGCAATTATTTAGATTTGGCTGATATTCTCGGTCATACAGACTTAAAAACTACTCGTAAGTATACAACACTCTCAAACGAACAAAAACGGCGCAAACTCGAAAATTTGAAATTTTAGAGGTGATTGAATGATAAGCGATTTTTGGTTAGGTGTGATCCTAACTGTATGTATAGAAGCAATAATAACAATTTTAATCGTTGATTATTTAGGTCAGAAAGAAAAGGATGATGGTGAATGAAGTTAGAAGATAGGATTTATAACGTTGAATACTATGTTAAAAAATTTAATAGTTGGGATGTAAAAGAAATAATAATTGATGATCAAAAGGCATTTTGGGAAATAAGGAAACCAGGTAGTCAAATTCAAAAAGTTTGTCTGTTTAGAGATGGGTCTAATATGTATATTTACGGTGATTATGGATCTTATTCATTCGATAAAATGACATGGCTAGGAAGTCCGTATAATCTAGAGTACAACAATCTTGGTTATCAAAACGAAAAGATGTCCTATGATACAAAAAATAATGTGTACATGTTTGATGATGAGGCAGCTACAGAAGATATTATTGACTGGATTAAAGAAGTGGCAGTTGATCGTTATGATTATCATGAATCGGAGATAAATTTATTGTTAGAAAAAATAGATATAAGAAATAACCCTTATATTGATATAATTGGTTTTTGCTACGAAAATGAGTGTGATGATCTAATAGAATTATTAGAATTTTCTATGGAATTATATGAAAATTCAAATGATGAAATTGAATATATTAGTTATTTAAGAAATTCTAATTTAGAAGCGTTTGATGAAGTATGCGATTCACAATTGTGGAGAGCAGGTAAAAGAATATCACAGAATTATTTGGTATCGCTCATGGCTTTAAAGATATGCGGTGAAAAATTAAAATGTCAAAAGGAAGATGAAAATGACCGCTAAAGAAATGTTTGAGGAATTAGGATATACATATTATAAAAGTGACAATATGATTCTTTATTAAATAAGTGAAATAAACTACTTTCTTTTTAGCCCAAATAAAGAAATTACGGTAGGTGATTATGGCATAGACGTAGCTACATTGAAAGCAATTAATCAACAATGTAAAGAACTGGGGTGGATTTTATGGAAAATAAAGGAACAATTTACAAAGGTGAAGTAATGCATGATTTGAAAGCACTGTTTGATAATGCTGGAGATTATTTTGAAGATGAATATGAGCTTGTAAAACAATATATCGAACAGTTGGAACAAGCATTAGATAAAGCTACAATAGCTTTTCCTGAGTTATTAATAAAACTTATGAGAATATTTTATGACTCATTTATAAATTACAATATGGAATTAATAATAATTCCAAAAAATAATACTTACTTTAGAGTTGATAATATCAAAACAGAATTAGATATAAAAAGAAAAGTATTAGAGTACTGCTCGCGCTCAGCCCTTAAAGCTATGCCGTATTCATCTGAAAGGAGTAATAAGAAATTTAGAACTAAGGTGCTTGACAGAATTAATCGCTTTCTAGAAACGAATTTTGACGGTGATGATATTGAATTGATTTATGTAAAATTAGGAAATGGAATCAATTCTTCATTAGCAGAAGAGTTTATAAAAAGCGGATATGATATGGAGATATTAAAAGATGAAAAAGATAATAGGTAATTTGCTGTATGATACTGAAAAAGCTGAAAAAATATACAGTTTCATGCATAAAAGAAAAATATCAAGTTTTGGTGG